GGGGGGGGGGGCATCAATGACGGATAAGTGCCGAGAAAGTTAAACCAGAGTTAAGGCCGCTGACTGGCGAAAACGGCGTTATGCGACAGGTGCATAAATGCCGGCGGCGCCCCTAGCTGCGAGGCTTCGGCGCCGTAGTCCACGCGGCGTTGCTGCGCCGGCTGGCAGTACGACCCTTGCGCTTCCCGCGGCGCTGACGCGCTGCGAATTCGAGGAAGTCGGCTGCGCGATGGAGTTCGCCGGCCGTAGCCATTGCCATAGCTCTCCGAAGCCGGCGCATCTGCAGCTCCCGCAAGTCCGAGCTGTCCACTGCCCCAGTGCGGTTGCTCCATCCTACCGAGGCAGGTAGTCACAACCGCCTCTCTTCAGTCATGAGCCACCGTGTCACCACCGCCAGCGCAAAGACCTGCTTGGGCAGATCGGCGCCGTCGTTGTTCGCACGCCACTCAGCCTCCATCCAGTCCCAAAGCTCCTCGGCGTCAAAGTCGATGCGTACGTTCACTTGTCCCCCCAGCTGGTGAGCACGCCACCTTCGGCTTTGACGCGGATGCCCTTCCCCAACATCGGCACCGCCGCCTCCTCCATCTCCCTCAGCACCATGGCAGCAACGGCGTCGGCGTCTTCCCCGTCGCACTCCACCAGCACCTCGTCGTGGACGCAGGCGATGAGGAACGCCTTAGGCGGAAGCTGGTGGTGGATCGCCACCAGCGCCGCTTTCATGATGTCCGCGCTGGTGCCCTGGACTTCGTTGTTCGCCTGAACCGTGAGGCGGTTCTCCTCGCCGTAGAGAAGCCGGCGCCTGCCGATGACAGTCCGCACCGGCTGCCCTGCCAGCGCTCTCGCCTGACACTGCTTGTGCCACCGGCCGAAGGCCGGATAGGCGTTGTGCCATAGCGTCAGCAGCTCCCGCGCCTGCTTCTCAGAGATGAACATGCCGAGGGTGGCGAAATACTGTTGGACGCCCCGAGCGCTGGAGCCGTATAGCGCACCGAAGTTGACCGCCTTGGCCTGCTGGCGCTGAGACTTCTCGACGTCTCGCTCTGCGACGCCGAACATCAGTGACGCCGTGCGGGTGTGAATGTCGGCCCCAGCGTTAAACGCCTCGATCATGGATGACTCCTTGGCAATAGCGGCGGCGACCCTAAGTTCCATAGCGGCGTAGTCTGCTTGCACCAGTTTTCGCCCCGGCGGCGCCTTAAAAGCGCACCTAAACTCTGCGTCCCTAGGTACCTGCTGAAGATTCGGCGAAGAACTAGCGAACCTTCCGGTACCTGTGGCTAGTGGCATAAATCGAGCACGTATTCTGCGGTCCTCATCACAGTGCTCGCAGAGCTTTTCAGCCATGCCCTTCCTCTTCTCAACCCGGCGATAATTGAGGTAAAGCCGCACCAGCTCTTCACTCTGGTAGCGGGCGAGCACTTTTTTGTCCGTCGTGGGCTTCTTGGCTTCGTCCACCGGCTCAATGCCGAGAAAGCGCCAGTAAGCCAGCACCTGCTGGGAGCTGTTGAGGTTGAAGCCGGCGTGGCGCTTGGTGCCCAGCCGCACCGAGCCGGAGGCCGAGGCTCGGGTGTTGAAGGTGCCGTCCTCGTCCCGCGGCAGCGTCGGGTGGCCTTCCTCCTCCAAGCGGCTATCCAGCGTCTCCAGGAACGCCATCCGCGCCTGCTCCGCCTGCCCCGCGTAGTAAGCGACGGTGTCGCTGATGGCGTCGGGGTCAAGGTAAATGCCGTGGTGCTCCATCGACACCACCGCCGGAATCAGGGCGCACTCCAAGCGGTAGACGTCTTCCAAGCCCTGGGCGGCGACTTTCTCGTGAAGGACGTGCAGCGCCTCCCAAGTCACCTCAACATCGCCCATCGCGTAAGCGACGCGTTCCGGCGTCAACTCACCCTCCATCCAACTGGTGCCACCGCCGCCGGCTTGGAGGCTCTTGTCCACCTTCCTCCCCAGCTCCCGCCGCGCAATCTCCGCCAGCGAGTGCGACATCTTGGCGTTGCCGTTGTGCAATAGGTTCGACGCCACCATGGAGTCGAAAAGCTGGCCGCGAACGACTACGTCGTTCGCCAGCAGCACGCGCACGTCGAAAGCGAGATTCTGGCCGTACACCTCCAGGTCGGTGCGCCCCAGGAACGCCCCCAGCTCCTCCCACTCAGCGTCTCCCCACTCCAGGAGGTCGTAGTAGATGGAGGCTTTGTCGGAGTGGAACTGGATCAGGCGAGCCTGTCGGCGTGCGAAGCACGCCGGCGCCATAGCCGTCTCAAGGTCCAGCGCAAACGCCGGCCCCAGCGCCTCTAGTTCTGCGGTGATAGTCACAGCGCCATCTCCTTGAGCTGTTGCAGCGACCGCGCCAGAACGTCGTCGGGCTGCATGAGCAGGAGCGCCGCCTGGCGGGCAATGCCGCGGGCGATGACCTCCCGCACCTCGGGGTACATCCGCGCCGCGATCTCTACTGCCAGCTCACGTCGCTCCCATGGCTGGAGGGGGAAGGGCGGAACGCATGAGGCAAGGGGGTGAGGTAGAGGCTCGGCGCTAGGCAGCGCTCCCATGAGCACTGGCTCAAGATCGCGGCCACACCGGCCGTCAGCCCCAGCGCCATCCCCGTCAAAAACCATCGGTCCATCCTCTCGGAAGCAACTGAGCCACACCGTACCCCAAGCAAGCTACCTAGGCAAGTAGTCGCATGAGACCCACGCGATTTCCGGCTCAGCCCCTACCGGATGCGGCACTCCGCCCATAGTCTCACCTAGTCCAGTAGCCACTACCCATAGTGCTCACCGATAAACAGGTGCTCCAGCTCGACGGCCTGCCGTCCCACTGGCGCTACACGATGACCGGCGCCGACGGCGACGCCAAACGCTGCTTCGAGACCGGCTGGAACGAGCCGGGCCACGGCTACACCCTCGACCAGATCATCCGCCTCAACGAGACGCCCTCCCAGAACGAGCGCTGGAAAAGCCGCAAGATGGTCGGCCTCGGCGTCATCACCGGCGAGGAGAGCAACGGCCTCCTCGTCGTGGATTTCGACGGCACCGGCTCGGAGGCGGTCCGCGCCTTCCGCAAGCACTTCCGCCGCTTCCCCTCGGAGCTGCCCCCCACCGCCATGAACATCAGCGGCAAGGTGGGCCGCGCCAAGTGCTTCTTCCACGTTCCGCCCCACTGGTGGCCCCAGCTGGAGGGCGTCAGCGCAAGCTGGCGCAACGCCAACGACGACGTGATCCTCGAAGGCATCTGGAACAACACCACCGCCCGAGGCCGCCACGCCGTCATCACCGGCGAGCACCCCCAAACCAGCTACCAGAAGCCGCTCTGGTACCGGTGGGTCGAAGGCTTCAGCCCCGCCGAAACGCCCGTAGCCGTGGCGCCGGACTGGCTCCTCGAAGGCATCATCACCCAGTCCAAGACCGTCCGTGATCGCACCGTCCAGGAGCGCCGCCGCAGCGGCGAAGACGACGCCACACCGTGGGAGCGCCTCTCCGCCTACGAACGCCGCGAGCTGGTGGAGCTAGCTCTGCCCTTCTGCCCCAACCGAGAGGGTCGCAGCTCTGGCACCTACGAGAAGGTGCGCCGCATCCTCTGCGGCATCCTCAACGAGTTCGGCCTGGAGTGGAGCACCGAGATCGTCACCCGCTCCCCGTGGGACAAGGGCAACCAGTGGGAGCCGGGCAACGACACCAGCAAAGTCCTCGCCAGCCTCGCCAAGAGCAAGGTCAGCGAGGACCAGAAAGCCAGGATCGGCACGTTGTTTTTCTTTGCGCGGGAAGGGCGGTGGGAGCCACCCACCTGGGCCATCCCGCCCGTGGAGATGCGAGCCCAAGTCGAGGGCTTCCGCAAGCTCCTGAACCAATTCAACGAGGTGCAGAACGACTCGGTGGCGATGGCGGCGTTTGTCGGGAGGGCCAAGCGCGAGTACGGCGTAGAGGCCGACACGCTGCGCCGGCTTGCACTGGAGCAACACCTCGGCGGCGTTGAGCGCACCCGCCCCACGGCGCTCCCCGACGTCGCCAGTCACGCACACAAGTCCAACATCGAGACGGACGTACTGGACGGCTTCCTCGGCCGCCGCGTCCACGTCATCGCTGGTGCCAGCCACAGCGGCAAGACGACCCTGGCGTCCTTCCTTACCAACCGCGTCATCACCGGTTCCCCCATCGACGTTGATGGCACCCGCCACTGCGCCCAAGGCACCGGCCGCGTCCTGATCTTCACCAGCGACTGCAGCGACCAGGACATGGTGCGTGACCTGGCCCTCGAAGGCGTCAACGCCGACAACGCCAAGGACAACCTCCTCATCTGCAGTGGCACCGGCTTTGACGACATGCTCCGCATCTGCCAGCTGCTGGAGGAGTTCGCACCGGATCTCGTCATCTACGACTGCCTCACCTCCATGGCCTGCGCCGACGTCCGCATCGGCGACCCGTCCTACGCCGATCCCATCCGTTTACTGGTGCGACACAACGGCCTGGCGTGGCCCAAGTGCGCCCACGTCATCCTCCACCACACCACCCGCGACGAGCCCACCCGCTTCTCTGGCACCGAGCAGATCAAAGCCGCAGCCGAGGAGCTGTGGCTCTACTACCCGCCCGAGCTGCTCAAGTGGAAGAAGGGACAGCCTCGCCCCAGCGTCGGCTTCACTCGCCATCTGGTGATGGAGAAGAGCCGGAGCGGTTATGCCGGGCGCGTTCTGAACCTGACCCGCAACCCCTACCAGGGCCACTGGCAGTTCCACCGCCCCGACATTGACGCCACCTCAGCCATGGATGCGCTGGCGCACCGGTTCCGCGCCGTGGAGCACGACCGCTGGCAGATAGCCAGCCAGTGGGCGAAGGAGCTGGACCTCGCCTTCAACCCCAGGAGCCTGAGGCGCTACCTCGACCAAATGGTCGGCACCGTGCTGGAGGTGGACAAGTGCCGCAGCATCGTCACGGGCCGCCTCGACACCCACTACCGCCCACGCGACGTCATCCGCGACGCCGCCAAGGCCATGAGCTTCAGCAAAGGCGACGGCGTCAACGAGCTGTAGAGCCGGCGCATGAGACAAGAATGAGACGGTTTTAAGACACCAAAACGTCCCTGAGCCCCCGTTTTGGGGGCTTTTTCATGGAAAACCCCCTATATAAAGTCCCCCCTCTGCTGTCCCACAACCGCAAAGCCCTTGCGCCGCAACGACTTTAAGCGGACAGGCCCGACGGGCAGGGATGGGACATGTCCCGTCAACTGGTGCGAGTGGCCCATCGCCGACCCACCAAAGTGGGGTCAGAAACAGCCAGAGATGGGACAGCGCCCATCTTTGCCCGTGTGGCCTGCCTTATCACTTCCCTTCCCCCCCAAGGGGGGAGAGGACATGAGACAGCCCTCAGACCACTGTATATAGGGGGTACTTGCACCAGATCGAGCCGGTCACCTAGGATTCAGCTACCTACATAGCTTGAGGAGCCTCAAATGAGTCTCAACCCCATCTCCCAGACCCTCGACACCGGCTCCATCGCCTTCGCCGCCCGCTGGCGTGCCTGGCTCTCGCAATTCACCCAACCCCAACTGCTGAAGCTCTCCGAGACCTACCTCGGCGCCTCCCTCTTCCACAGCTCTCAAATGGGAGGCTTTGCCCGCCGGACCCTCAGGGCACCAGCTCCAGCGGTGTTCCTCGCCGTCGGCTACCTCAACCTCGCTCACGCCCGCAGCCTCAACCTCACCGCCCCGCTCGAAGCCGCCCCAGACATCGGCCTCCCCGCCAAACTCCCTGACTCGCTGAGAGCCCTCTGGGAGGGGCGGGAACCCCTCACAGACGCCTCCGGCGTAGTCATGGGGCCAACCGGCCTCTTCGAGGCCTTCTCGGGGCTTAGAGCGCTGAGCTACGACGCCTCCCGTTCCATCGCACCAGAAGACGAGGCCAAAGCCTCCTCCGCCGTGGGCCGCTACCTCCGCCTGCGCCTCGCCGCCAACGGCGTGGACTGGCTTTCGGAGCTGCCACAGCTAGCCCAGGCCTCCCCCGTGGCTGAAGACGTCCTCATGGGCCGCACAGTCCAAGGCGATCGGCTGCTGCACCAGCTCGCTTCGCTCGCAGGTCTCGCCGGCGTCACCGACGAGGAGTTGTGGCTCCAGATCTCCCAAGCTGTGGCTACCTAGTTAAGATCTGTGCGAGTTACGCCACCCCATGCCAGAGATCACCCGCCCCACCGGAGACTCCGCCAGCCGCACCCACTGGGGTGCGCCCAAACGCTGCCGGAGTCTCTCCCTCTCAGACGAGGCTTGGGATCTGCTGACCCAGATCGCCGTCGTCAAGGGCATCAACCGCTCCGAAGTCGTGGAGCGCATGGTCCGCAAAGCCACCGAGCTGACCTAGCCCTTGACTTACCTAGGCAGGTTGCCTAAGATTTGGGAGTCCTACCGGCTCCGTGAGCCCAGACCCCACTAATGGCCTTCTTCTCCAAAGACTTCACGACCGCCCTGGCACCTAAAGAGTCCACCGGCGGTGGCTACCTCAACCCCAGCTCCATCGAGGACGGCGCTTCGGCCCGCTTCGCAATCCTCAGCGAGGAGCCCCTCGAAGGCGTTGAGGTGTGGTTCACCAAAGCCGCCGGCGGCATGACCAAGCGCATCACCCCCGAGTGGCCCGACGCCGCCCTCCTCTCCGAGCTGGAAGAGGCTGTCGGTGGCTCTGTCCTGGAGCGCGACGGCAAACCCGCCATCAAACGCTGCGCCAGCTTCTTCGTCTACGACTTTGACGCCGAAGCTGTGCGCTGCTTCAGCGCCAATCAGAAGACACTGCTGGCAGACATTGAGCGGCTGGTGTCCGACGAGGACTACAGCGACCTCAGCCGCTGGGACATGAAGATCTCCCGCACCGGCAAAGGCACGGATACGAAGTACCACGCGGCGATGGTCCCCACCAAACGCAGCAGCGACAAAGTCGCCAAGGCCGTCACCGAAGCCTGGGATAACGCCCTCGCCCAAGGCGCTGACCTCGAAGCGCTCTACGACGGCGGCAACCCCTTCGGAGGCTGAGGTGGCAACCCGCTTCGTGCTCAAGGGTGCCCGCGGCTATGTAGCCGGAGTCGGCACCTCCGAATGGACGGCCAACGCCTTCCATGCGCACCAGTGGGTGACAGCAGAGGCGGCGCACCGCGCCGCCCGCGCCCACCAGGCCAACACCGGCGAAAGGCTCGCCGTCGTCGTTCAGACCAACCGCTACCCCTACGCAGCGGCATGACCGCCGCCGAGTACCTCTTTGCCATGGGAATCCTCGACGACCTCACACAGGCCAACTGCGCCAGCTGCTGCTGGTGGCAGAAAGACGAACGCCTCCACGGCGAGTGCCGTCATTCACCGCCCCTGCCCGTCTACGACGCGGATACCGGCAAAGCCTTCGGCTTCTGGCCCACCACCGACGCCGAAGACCACTGCGGCTCGCACCAGTTCCGAGGCGCCCAGCCATGACCGCTCAACACCGCGCCAGACCAGAGCAATGGGCGGCGCAAGAGGCGTTCCGTGACTCCGATGACGACGCCTCTTGTCTCCTAGAGCTTCTGGATCGAGTCTTAGCGATGGATGCTTGCCTCGATGACATCATCGAGCAGCTGAACCGTCTCCAAGACACCGCGGAGACGCTTGGAGCCCGGCTCACAATGCTGGAGGGTTCGGATTGACGAGCCTGCGCCTCACCGAGCTACCACAGCCTAAGGGCGTAGCCGTCCGCTTCGCGGACAAGACCGGTTACATGACACCCTTTGGCCCGACCAAAGGCGTCACGTCAATTCTTGGCGCCACTAGCACCTCCAAGGCTCGGTTGGAGCAGTGGCTCAAGCGTCCCGACGCCGCCGCCATCTCCGAGGCCGCCAAAGCCCGCGGCACCTGGACACACGAACGCATCGAAGAGTGGCTCCTAGCCCATAAGGCTGGGGAGCCTCTGCCCGACAAACGCCACTTCGCCTTCGGCGGCTACTGGCGCTCCATGCGCCCCTGGCTAGAGCAGCACTGGCACCAGCTGGTGGCACTAGAGCAGCCGATCTACCACCCCTCCGGCTTTGCCGGCAGCTTTGACGCCCTTGGTTACTGCACTTACGGCGCAGAACCCGAAGCGCTGACACTGCTGGACTGGAAGACGTCGAAGAACAAGCGCGACGAAGCCCTCGTAGAGGACTACCGCCACCAGCTCGGCGCCTACGCCAAGGGGCTCCGCTACGTCTACGGCGTCCAGCCCGAACGCGCCCTACTCGTCATCGCCCGCCCCACAGGGGCACCAGACATCTGGGAACTAAGCGGCGAGGAGCTGGCAGAGGCCACAGCCGCCTTTGAGAAAAGGCTCCAGCGCTTCTACACCCTTCCCCACGACTCATGAACTACGTCAACGCAGGCTCCAGTGATCCAGTGATGCGCCGCCTGATGGAGGTGCTAAACATCCCCAGCAACGCCACCAAAGCCACCCTCTGCATGGACCCCGGCCAGCTGGTAACGCTCAGCGTTACCAGGCTCGTCACCACTGAGGAGCTAGAGGCTCTTGCTGACGCCTACATCACCGAGGGGCTCCAGCTCATCCCCACCTGCTCCACGCAGTACCACCTCAAGCGCCGCCCAGCCACTGAGCCACCTTCGCCTTAAGACTTCCCCGCCATTCACGCCACTACCTAACTGCCTCTGCTAGCCATGGACGCAATTACCGCCTTCCGTGCCATCCGGCACCGGTTCCAAGGCATGGAACTCCCCCGCGGCCACAGCTGTATCGCCTTCCACTGGCCCCACCGCCCCGGCGCCGACGCCGTCTTCCAGTACAAAGGCGTCCTAACCGGAGAGCCCCTGCACCAACGCATAGACGTCCTCCTCTCCGAGTACAGCTACGACGCCGACGCCCCAGTCCTCACCGAGATCACCGTCTTCCGCCACTACAAGGACGGCTACTGGGAGACTGAGGACCACAGGAGCCACCTGATGCCGCAGACGCCATGACCAAAACCGCCTACCTCATCACCGCAGGCCAATTCGACGACTATCAAGTCCTAGCCGTGTTCAGCTCCCGTGAACGCGCCGAAGCCGCTCTCCCTGCGTACGTCACACCTCAACAGTCTGCCGAAATTGAAGAGCTGCCCCTAGATCCTGATGTGGCAGTGCCCCCTGACGGCCTCCACGCTTTTGTCGTCAACCGCTACAGCTACGCACCCGGCAGGATCGACGTTTGCACTGGCCCTGCGTCAACACTGCTCCTAGGCCCTGTTCTCACGCAGAACAAAACCCGCTTTGAGTGTTTTGCGCGAGACAGGGCCCATGCCCTCCAGCTTGCGGCAGATCACTTTGCCGCTTGCGACGCTCAGCAAGCCGGCATCGCCTGAGGCACCCCACCTGTGTAGCTTTGCGAAGGGCTTGCTACCTAGGTAGCCCCCATGCCATACTGACACCAGAGGCGAGAGAGCCTCCACACCCAACCGCTACCCGCACCAGTGACCGACCCCATCCTCAGCCAGCTCCGCCCCGAAAACCAGCTCTACGGCTTTGCCGTCTGGCAGATGCTGCACTCCTACCTGGAGCGCGGTTCAATCGACAATCAGATCGGCCCCAGCCACTACGACTCAGACTCACCTCAAGCCGTCGTCGTCGAGTTCAGCTACACCGACCAAGAGCTGCCGTCAGACTTTTTCGAGTACGAGGTACGCGTAGAGCTGGACCCCACTACCGACTTCTCCCGCCAAACCGCCATCCTCACCATCGTCACCGAAGCCGAACGGCTCGAAAGCAGCTTCTACGTCCGCCAGACTCGCTACCAGCTCCCCCTCGGCAACCTCATGGCGCTGCTGCCCCAGCTCAAGGCTCATGCTTCCCTGATCCTCCCCTGTCTCCCCGTAGCTGAGGAGTTGGACGATCACTACCGGCTTTGAGCCCCTTGCCAGGGGCGGCTCTCCTAGCTATAGTAGCTATAAATGGGGAAGCTGTGTGCGCGAAGCGCACAGCCCCAACGCCATTCAAGCCGCCACGGCAACTTAGTCTCAAGAGCCATTCAAGCTGTGGTCGATCTACCGCCTCCCGAGCCAAGAAAGCTCCCCGAGCCTCCTGCGCCGCCCCCGGCACCCGAGCCAGAGGCCATTCAAGAGGCGCCCGAGCTGGAAGAGGCGGTAGAGGAGCAAGAGGCCGAACAGCTGGAGGAGGCTGACCAAGTCATTGAGGCTGAGGAGGCAGAGCAGCCTGCGGCTGCTCAAGAAGAGGCTCCTATGGCGTGTGGAATGCTGGCACCAGTTGCCCCTGCGGGGCAACAAGAGGCGGACGAGACTCATGAGTCTCAGGCACCAGACCTCAGCACTCTGGAGCCCAAGAGCCAACGCGCCGCCTACCGCGCCCACGAAATCATGGCGCAGGTGCATCAAGTGCAGGAGTGGCTCAGCCTCGGAAAGCGCCCTAACCAGATTCGTGCGCTTTGTGCGGAGCAGTGGGGGCTCAAGACCCGCGCTGCAGAGCAGCGCATCTACGATGCTCGGCGCCAGATGGTGGCCGACGCCAACGTCATGGACCGCCAGGAGAAGGTGGGGCAGATGCTCCAGCAGCTAGAGCAAGTGCTAGAGCAGGCCTTAAGACTTAACCAGGGATCTAACGCCATTGGCGCATTGCGATTACAAGCGGATCTCCTCCAATTGCTCAGCAGGCAGAATTAACCATTCAAGGCTCAAGTGCCATTCAAGGCGTTAGCGCCATTCATGACTGGGCACCAGTTCGAGCCATTCAAGGCCGCGCCCGCCATTCAAGCCAAAAACGCCATTCATGGCTGACCCAGGCTCCAGAGGCGCAAGTGCTATCGCGACGCAGTCGCATTAAGCTCAAACGCTAGTGCCCTACGGGCACAGCAACAGCCAGCCGCTTACGGCGCCGATGGCACTGGCGCCACCTACGGCGGCTGTGGCTGGGCACCAGTTCAAGCCAGACCAGCCGGCCGCGGCGCCTGAGCCATCGGCGGCACCTATGGCAGACCCCGCCAAACGCGACACAAACGACATAAAAGCCGCCACAGCCTCCGGCCGCAGAAAAGCCCCCTAAGCCATAGGCCAGGGGGCACCAGTGCCCTACGGGCACAACAACAGCCAGAGGCTTAGGGCACCAGTTGACACTGAAAAGCGCCGCCGGGAGCTTCGGCGGCTCTGCTCGCTTCGCTCGCAGGAAGGCTAGAAGCGTTGGTCATAATAAGGACATAAAACCGCCTAAGCCAGGGAGGCTAAGGCGGCTGGGCACCGGCTCAGAACGGGGGAGGATCCGCGGCGCTGCAGGCGCCGGTAGCTGGCAGCCGAAACCGCGTTACAGGCGCCGTTACCGCCTTGCGCATCTGAGCCACAGCCGTTGCCAAGGCACGAGAGGCGCGAATGGCGGTGACCTTATCGCCTTCCATAGTGGCTTGGCCGGCTAGTAGCTCAAGGCGGTGGAGAGTCACCATCGCCATGGCGTCCAGTTCGTGAGGCGTGAGAGGCTCGGTTAGCTCAAGACGCGCAGCGGCGATATAGCGCCTAGCGGTTCGGAGCGATACGCCATAGCGCTCGGATAGCGTTTGGGCGGCTAGTGCCGTTCCTGCGCCGGCTGCCAATAGCTCTAGCGCCGCCGCCTCGCGGCGGCGCAGTTCGGAGTCTGTGGCGCGGGTCATTAGCAAGGCTCCCAACGAATCCCCATACGGGGCCCCAGAACAAGCTGGAAATCGGGATAGGCGTCGGTTACGTCGTCTAGGTGTCCTTTCCAGACAAGAGCGCTGGCACAGCGCTCATCATCCATACGGCCCACAGTGTCGGACCAATCCTCCAAAATGCCGTTAACGGCGTCGCGGCTGTGAACGTGGTGAACGTCAGTAGCGTCGGGGCAGGCCCAGTTGCCGCTGTCGGCGTGAAGTTGCACGGTGTATTTCATGGGAGGTTAGGCGGTAAGGTTGGTTAGCCGTAAATCTCAGCGTTAAAGCCAAGGGTGCTGAGAATGTCATTCGCTAGCGACTGCATGGCATCCCCAAGGGTTCGGGGATACTCGGAGTCGTCTGAGTCGCCATCGCCTAGAGGCGTCTCCCAGTGCCGCTGTAGCGGCTGTGCTAGGCGCCGGATCAGGACGGGGAGCGTCTCGGCGTCGAAGCTGTAGACGCCGGTATAGAAGCCGCAGCCGCGGTGCCGTGTGCCTTGACTGAAGCGAACAGCCTCTAAGTGGCTGTCTATCACTTGATCGTTGATGGCGGCCTGCAGGCACTGAAGTAGCTCTGCAGCCGCACCGGTTTCGATGCGGTAGACGTAGACGGGGGAGGTGGTCATGGCGGTTCAGGCGGTAGTGGCGACGCGCTGCCAGTCGTCACCGCAGGGGTAGGCATAGGTATCACCGCCGTCTAACGACAAAGCGGCGCCCAGAATGCACCAGTCGGCGCCTAGGCATTCGTTAAAACGCGCCACTACCGCGGCGGCGGCAGCGTCGGGGCCGTCGGCATAGGGCACGCTGGCTCGGTAGCGATTCGCAGCACCGGCGCCACGGTTAAGAGTGGCCTGCCAGCGGCTGCCTTTGGTATTGGTGGCGCCCAGATATTTCACTAGGACGCCAGGAACGTAGGCGGCAGGGTCGGATAAAGACATCGGAGGCTAGGGGTGAGGGTGACAAAGGCCACGACGCAAGCGCCGTACGGCCGTAGCTCGAAGGAGTCGCCATGGTCGTAGGTGCGGCACGGCGTGCCAGTGAGACCTAGGGCGGCTTTAGCGGCTCGGATGATGCTTAGGCGGCTGGCCCGGCGGGCAGCTGCAGCGTCTCGCGGCGAATCCAGCTGTAGTTAGCTTCGCCGCCGAAAGTGTCGGTTAGTTCGCAGTGCCACTCCAGCAGTGGCGTTTGCGTAGGGGCGCCATTCATGGCGGGATTACCTCAGGGTGTGGATTGTGAGATTTGGCGTGCGATCGGCGCAGCCGATCGGGGGCCGCTGGCACCGCGGCGCTAAGGGCGCTGCGGCTTTGGCGGCTTCCGCATTGGGCACCGGTTGACCGCGAGGCGTCCCAGGCGGGGCGCCGGTTGCGGCTCCAGTGGCTGGCCCTTGCGGGCCAGCTAGCGGGGGTTATGCGGTTGTGTGGGGTGTGCGTTAGGCGGTAGGGGCGGTGAGAAGGCGCCGGACGGTGCTGCGGCTGCAGCCCAGGCGGGCGGCGATGGCGGCTTGGGTGGCACCGGTGGCGCGAAGCGCCACGGCGCGATCACGGCGCGTGAGGCAAGGGGCGGCGATTGGCGCCGGCGTGAACACTGGGAGCGCCACGGGCGCCAGTGCCGCCTGCGGCGGCACAACGGGAGCGGCCGGAGCCGGCTCAATCTCAGCGACCGGGACGGTCGCTGAGGGCGGCACTGTGAGACGGACCGCCAGAGCGGCTAGCTGGTCGTTTCTGGCGTGGACTGCGGCGCCGGTTTGGCGGCCCAACTCATAGGCGAGATGGGCGCAGTCGGCGGTGAGCACGAACAGCAGGACCGCCAGTGCGACGGTGAGCCGGGGGGCCTGGCGGAGCCATGCGATGGCGCGGCGCTGCCAAGCGGGAGCGCCACAGGGGGCGCTCAGGGCGGGGATCTTCATGTGTCTAGGTGCGATGGGAGGCGTGAGGAGGGGCGGCGGTGTAGCGGTGCCGGTTGGGGCCGTGCTGGCGTCCCTGACTCAATTCGGGAGGCGGTCCAACAGTGGACCCCTGGTCCCCCTCACATCCCCATCATAGCGCACCTAGGTAGGTAGTGCCATGCTCACTGCGGTAGCCAGCAGACTGTAATAAGTCGTAATGCCCTGGGATCCATTGCGCCACAAGTGATCTGCACTAGTGGCGCCACCTGGCGTGGGCCTGGCAGGGGAGGCGTGGGGGCCCTGCCCCCGGACAAGTGGGAATCATTCTCACCGCCTCTACCCGCAAGTCCTTGGCAGAACGGCTCCTCAAACCCTACCTACCTAGCCGCCCTAAGCCTCCCCACGCCTTGCCCCTCCCCCACTCCCCAAGCCTCCCCGAGCCGCCCCGAGCTACCCGCGGCGTGGGCGTCTGGGCACCAGTTCTCCACGCTCTGGCACCGGTTTCCGCCGCTGGCACCCCAACTTTTATGACTAGGTAGCATGGAGGCACTTACGGCTGTGTGCTCCAGTGCCGCTCCTCGGTGTCATCCCCGGCGGAAAGCTCCTGGAGCCCCCGATCCAGCTCCAAACGCGCTGCGACCTGACTTACGAGGAGATGCGCGAGAAGATCATCAAGGGTCTTCTCCCCGCCCAGCGGGAGTTCGTCGAATCCGACCAAGCCAAGATTGTGGGCTACTGCGCCGGCTTTGGCTGCGTAGCCGGCGAGACCCTCATCAACGGCACCCCCATCGAGCAGCTCACCACCGAGCCGATGGAGGTGCAGACGCTCTTCGGCCCAGCTTGGGCTACTCCGGCATACGCGAAAGGAGTTGCTCCACTGTTTCGGGTTGAGACGGAAGGAGGGCGATCAATTCTGGTAACCAAAGCCCACCGCTTTCTGACGCCGTCTGGCTGGCAGGAACTAGCCCACCTGCAGCCATCAGCTCTGATTGCCGCCTGTGGTACGTCGAATGAGCCCCCGTCGTATGAAACAGCCACAGGTTGCTCTGCCGCTGGTCCCTCGGGTTCTCGTTCATGTGATGCACGACCCACCCCTCGGGAAGTGGCCGCCCAAGAGCTAGCTCAACGGTTCTTCGCGCCCAGTACTTCCCCGAATCCCGATCCTTCGCCCCAACCTGCCTCGCCTTCGACGCCGCGTTCTCCGCACCAGCTTGCGCCCCTCGCGTCTTCAGCACCCCTCGCTGCTGCAGGAACACCGTCATGGTCCCCTCATGCACCCCAAACCGCCTGGCAACCTCCCTCGCCCCCACCGCCCCCTCCAGATAGTCCTTCAGCACCTCCTGCTCAAGGTCCAGGAGCCGCTCAATCCCAGTCACGTGCTTCGACGGCGGCTCAATGCCAGCCCTCTCCATCTCCTTCAGCAGCCGCGTGGAATCCACGCCATAAAGCCGCTTCAAGTACAGCAGCGAGTACCCGCGCCGATAGTCAGCCCGCACCTGCTCCTGCTGGAATGGCGTCAGCAAGTCCCACGGCCCCCTCCGTGCCGTATTGGCACCAGCATCCCGCAGCATCCTGCTCACCGTCGCCCTGGACCGCCCCATCGTCTCGGCAATTTCCGCCACCGACATCCCGGCCCGATGCATCTCCTGCATCCACTCCTGCTCCTCCCCCGTCACCCGCGGCTTCTCCATACCAACCCAACCCCCTAGCTTTTCCCCATGCTACCTGGGATCGCGTAAAAGCAATCACCTTTGTGCGCATCGACACCTTCTATGACCTCCACGTCCCCCTTTGGAACCACTACGAGGCCCACGGCCTCTACCACCACAACAGCGGCAAAACCCACGCCCTCTGCGCCAAGACCGTCATCCTCTCGATGGACAACCCCGGCACAGTCGGCGCCGTCTTCGAGCCCACCCACATCATGATTCGCGACGTCTGGATGCGCAGCTTCGACGACTTCCTCGAACAGCACCAAATACAGCACGACTTCCGCGTCTCCCCCCAGCCCGAGTACACGCTCTACCTCCCCAACGGCCCCACCACCATCCTCTGCCGCGCCACCGAGACCTGGAACCGTATCCGAGGCCAGAACCTCAGCTTCGCCTGTATCGACGAGGTAGACACCAGCCCAGCCGAGATCGCGCAGAAGGCTTCAGAGATGGTGCTAGCCCGCCTCCGCGGGGGCACCAGCCCCCAGCTCGCAGTCGCCTCGACGCCGGAGGGCTACCGCTGGATGTACCGCACCTTCGTGGAGAACCCTGGACCGGATCGGCACCTGATTAAGGCGAAGACGACCGACAACCCCCACCTACCCCCCGGCTTCATCGACTCCCTCTACGCCAACTTCCCGCCCCAGCTTATACGCTCCTATATCGAAGGCGAGTTCACGAACCTCGCTAACACCAGCGTCTACCCCGACTACGACAGAGACAGACACTGGACCGACGCCGTCGTCGAAGACGACGACCGGGTGTTCTGCGGCGTGGACCTCAACGTCGGCAACTGCCTCATCGAGGTGCTCGTGCGCCGCGGCAACGCCTTTCACTTCGTCGACGAGTTCGTCGTCCGCGACACCCCCGCCATCGTCGCCAAGCTCAAGGAGGCTTACCCGCTCCAGTACGAGCGCGGCGACATCGTCGTGGTGCCCGACGCCGCCTCCCGCCAGCGCACCACCACCAACGCCAAAGAAAGCGACCTCAGCCTCCTGAAGAAAGGAGGCTTCCAGCTGAAAGAGCAGTTGTCGAACCCCGCCATCGAGGACCGCGTCAACGCCATGAACGTCCTCATCATGAGCGACCGACTCTTCGTGGCAAACCGCTGCAAGTACCTGCAGAAGAGCCTGGAGCAGCAAGCCTATGGAAAGGATGGCAAGCCGGAGAAGGGGGGCACCGGCTTAGACGACCCCAGCCACCCCGTAGATGCCAGCGGCTACGTCATCAGCTACCTGGCGCCTCTGCGCCGGTGGGTCACAGGCGGATCGCGCTATCGCGTGTACTAGGTACTGAACACCCCCTATTTGTACCGCCATTTCTGCAGCCCGCAGGGCTGCAGGGGAAACCTAGGTAACTGACCCGCTCTGCGCCGGTGGCCGATAACAGCACCTACCCCTCCCGCTCCTCGGCCACCATCAGCGGCACCGGCTTCAGCGTCCTACCGCCCCTCAACGCCGACAACGACCCCAGCGCCCCCACGGCAGCCGTCCTAGCGATGAGGCCGTCGTGGGAGCCGGTCGATGTGTGCCTCGGGGGCACCAGCTACATCCGCGCCCACGCCGAAAGCATCATCCCCCAAGAGCCGTCAGAAGCACGGGACGCCTACGAGCGCCGGATCTTCCACGCGACCATGCCGCCATTTCTGACTCGCCTTGCCTCCCAAGCTGCCGGCATCATCCTGCGCAAAGGCATCCAGCTCGAAGGCGACGAGTATTGGGACCAGTGGCGTAACGACGTCACCGGCGACGGCACCACCCTCGACGAGTACGCCCGCCGCCAGCTCATCACGGCCCTGCTCTACGGGCACAGCAGCACAATCGTTGACTACAGCAACGACGGCACCTCCCGCACCCTGGCAGAGGAACGCCAGCGCCGCTCCACGCCCTACCTCATCCCCATCACCCCGCACCAAGTCTTGGGCTGGAGAACCTCCACGGCGTCTCACTCCAGCGACTTAGCGCAAGTGCGCATCCGCGAGACGGTAGTGGAGCCTTCGGGCGCCTACGGCGAAGACCTCTACGAGCAGGTCCGCGTCATGACTCCTGGCGGCTATGAGCTGTGGCGCTCGGACGTCTTGCCTGCGGGCACCAGCTCCGCCACTCCCCTGCGCTGGAAGCTCTACGAAAGCGGCACGACCAGCTTGGACCGCATACCGCTGGTCACCGTCTATAGCAACAGACGCGGCAACCTCCTATCCACACCACCCCTACAAGAGGTAGCGCACCTCTGCATCGCCTACGCCCAACGCTTCTGCGACTACCACCACGCCATCCACGTCGGCGCCAACCCGATGCTGGTGCTCCGAGGCTTCGACCCCGACTCCGACACGCCCCTCGGCATCAGCGTCAACACAGCCTTGCTACTCCCGCCAGATGGCGGCGCGGAGTATGTGCAACCGACGTCCGAGGCTTTTGACGCCCAGCTCAAGTGCCTAGAGGCACTAGAGGATCAGATCAGCCGCTTAGGCATCAACACGCTGACTCAGGCCAACATCACCAACGCCGCAGCGGAGGCCCGCCGCCTCGACCGCGTCGATAGCGACTCAATCATGGCCGTCATCAGCGGCGACTTAGAGCGAGCCATCAGCCAACTCTTTGCCCTCGCCTCTGAGTACGTCGGCATCGAGCCCCCCACGGTCGTAATCCCTCGCGACTACGAGAACCGCCTCCTGGACGGCAACCAAGTCACGGCGTACCTCCAGCTCTACATGCAGGGCGCCATCAGCCAGAAGACGCTTCTCAAGGTGCTCCAAGACGGCGAGGTGCTCCCTGCCACCCTCGACATCAAGCAAGAGATCACCGACGTCCAAGACCTGCTCGAAGAGCAGGTCGCGATGAACCGCTTGGCCGGCTCCGCCGGCCCAGACATGGCGTTCCAGAACGCCGGTCAAGGCGAATCGCTGACGAGCCAAACACTGCCAACGCCAATGCGCCCCGGTAGGAACGCCTCATGACGCCTGATGAGTATCTGGTCGCCATCGCCAAGGCCATCACCCGCGCCGAGGACGACCTAAGCCGCGACCTCCGCCCCCGGCTCCTGGAACTGGCGCTCCGGCTCCGAGCCCTCCTCGCCACCCTCGGCCCCAGCACTTCCCCCACCGTCCGAGCCTTCCTCTACGCCCAACTCCGCACGCAGATCCTGGAGCTACTCCAGCGCCTCCTCGTCAACCCGTACTACGCCTCGCTGCGCACCAGCTTGCTGGCACTGGAGCCGCGCCTACTGCCATTGGCGGAGAAGCTACTGCGCCTCCCCAAAGGCACCCTGAGCCCCTCAGAGCTGGAGCAACTCCTCCGCACCACCACAGTGCTCTCGCGCCCCACAGCGGTCCTCCTCGCCCCCGGCGCAACCGGCATCTCGCCGCTGACGCTGCAACTGGAGCGCCTCCTCAATACCACGGTGCAATCGGCGTTCATGCGCGAGCTACCAACGCCCCAGCTACTGGACGCCGTCCTGCCCCAGCGTCTACTGCGCACCAGCTCCGTGCCCAAAGGCACCGCGGCGAACGCCATGTACGAGCGCCTCCAGGCCACTGGCGCCGCGGTGCTCTGGAGCCTCAACACCAACACCGTCCAACGCGCCTCCGCCGAAGCGCGTCTAAACGATCTGGCGCCTACGGGCTGGCGCTGGAACGCCATCCTCGACCCCCGCACCTGCCCCATCTGCCGCCCCCTCC